GAGCTGACCATTGGCCGGGCTTTCCACCCTTGCTTCCAGCTTTCACAGCAGATTTTATTCGTGACCACTTCTTTGGGTCCCGTCTTTTAACTGGTCCTTTAGTTATAATATCTGAAAATATATTTATTGCAATATCTAAATTATCCATTAATCCGTTCCCAACCATTGTTTTACTTTCTGCATCCTAGCTATCCAAGCTAATATGATTCCAAATAAGATTGTTCCTATAAGTAGTATGAGATAATTAATCTCTGTATATCTACCTAGTGCTACTAACGCAGCGTCTTCTATAAAATGTAAAGCACTTATAATAAATGCAATTGAACCAAATTTCTTCACTATATAACCTCTAATTCCTCTGTAATATTTTCCGTCTTTGACTATAATAGTAATGGGTGCGAGGGCTACTTGTAGTTGTCGTACCCGCCATAAGTTCTAGTGTCACCATAACCACTGATTCCAATGGTCTTTAGAACATCGTTAAACCCACTATGGTCGGACATTATAGTTCGCATCTCATTGTCTATAAGAGCATCCTTCTTTTCCAACTCTGCTATCTGCTTATCAACTTTCTCCGTAAGCTCCACAACTCGTCTGGTTGCTTCCATGTGTTGAGCCTGAAGCTCTGCTATGTTCTTTTCAGACTCTTTTACAGTGCTATCTAGTTGAGCGACATACCATATTATTCCAAAAGCCTGTGCTATTATTATACCAATAATTCCTACTGGTAACTTAATATCTGATAAACTCGTACTCATGTTCTTCCCCTACTACTTTTTTACTTTATACCAAACTATACGTGCTAACCCAATAACACCTATAACTACTGATGTCCAAGATACTATCTGGACAGTCATTATGTCTTCCCCTAATCCATGGCGAGATAAGTCTGCCATGATGCCACCAAATAATATTAGTGGAATTGGGAACCATTGTTTAATTATACTCATTATTTTTTATTCTCCGTTCGCATTCCAAACACCGAGCCAGTCAGCAAA